CGCAATCAACGCCGTTCTCATCGAGAGAATCCCACGATATATTGTGCATCGAAGCATTACTGTGATACATGGCCTTTACATCGAGAATACCCACACCCTCATACAAACCTGCATTGACTTCCATTACATCTGCGCCTTCATAATCCACCTTTTCAAATTGCGGGCTTGTTGGTATTCTCCTGTCGAACAGGGGGTCGGCCAACACTAATGAAGAAAACATCTTCGTGATAAATGGTGTTGAGCGTATATCGCATTGGACTAAGTGTTGTAATGCCGTGTAATAATCAAGGGCATTTACTTTACGGTCAAGGCGGGGCAAAAGCCTCACATCTTGTCGGCAGTAATGCACATAGAGCGGGAAATCGGTATGGTATGTGTCGTGTCCATCGGGCAATTCGACCTTCGCTTCACCTAAGACTTCTTGCGCCACATCACCTAACCCATACGAAGGCAATTTACCGTTCTTCAATTCCCACAATTTAGAGAATCCAACCATCAAATCAATACAATTCACGCCGACAATCGGTTGCGCCCAATCCTTGTATGAATAGCGTAGCCGATTCATAGGGGATAGCGAGCGAGCATCAATACCGTTAGCATCTAAGCGAGTAATAAATTGCTTAATGTCCGCACCGACAACGAACCATCCTGTAATTATGTCGGGGTCTTGTTTCTTCATGTGTTGCACGAAGTCCTTTAGCATAGCCGACTCGGATAAGAATAATTTAGCGGGTATTTTATACTCATATTCACCTATGTTGTTAGTATAACTAACAGGCCATTGAGTCTGTTGAGTCGCCGGAACGACCGCCCACACATATTCATTTCCGGTGAAGGAATCATAAACAACAATAACCCTTAATCTTCCTGTGGCCGGACACCACTCGGCATCGAGATACCATTTACGGTGTTCGTAATTCTTGATAGGTGATTCGCCCCTGTTTATTCTGTCTGCAAGGACTCGATTAACAAAGGGTATGTTTGCTTCCCATGTATGGTCGAACATATTTCTAATAACCCGTATATCTTTCGGATGATACACAGATACTTTGCTTAGTGCTTCACCGTAAAGACCCATAAAACCATGTTCTATGGCTACTATGTCGGAAGGGAGATTGTCCGCCAATTGAGCCGCATCTTCCTCTCGCACAAAGCAATAAGGATAGGCACTTAATTTAGTGGTTATTCTTTTCCCGTCTTCATCCCTGTGCCTTACGACAACATTTCTTCCGTTTATGTTTTCTATAATCATTGTTTTCCCCACCGACCGCGAGGGCGCGTGGGTATGTCGTGCTTCTTAAGCCACTTGTATATCGTCATAGGAGATAAGCCAAACATATTTCCTATGGCTGAACAAGGCAAACCTTCGACTACATACTTCTCATGTAGCCAATCCTTGTCCTTATACATCGGGTCTTGTTCTCGCTTAACGACAACCAACTTCGCCCTGTATTCGTATTCTGTATCGGGGTCAATCCATGAGATTTCATCCGAACCAATGTCTTCAATCTCGACTTTAAGCCGCACTATTGTTTTATTCTGCAAATTTACATTTGCCGCTAACTTACTCATCTTAACGGACATAATTTAACTCCCCCAAATTAGCCGCTTGATAGATTAACTCATGTGTGGGTGTAGTAATTACCACAGGATAGCCCATGTTCGCTTCTGTGAAGTCAAACACCGATAGACCAATCTCGCCGTCTATGTGCTTCAACACATTCTCAAGACCGCCATTAACAGTAGTCTGCGTATTAGAAAATCCCGAATACTCATAGATTAAAGATTCTGTCTGTCCTTTCAATTCGTTGCCGACCTGCACATACAACCCATCATCTTCCTTAAAATTTAATGTGTAATTATTTAACTTCTGTCCGTTGATACCATCACATCTCAATGCTTCATAGAGAACATTAGCGGAAATAGTAATGTGGTAAATAGGAGTTAAAATTTCACCGTCATTCTTAGTGTAAGTGGGGCAAGGATATTCTAAATCACTATTTGTGTGAAGAAATTTACTCGCTATCCTTTTGGACTTCTCGTTCCATTCCTTCATCAAGTCCGGTGAATGCGGGAATGCTAAAGCATTCTCGGACACCGCTAAAGTAGTCTGTTTGCCGCCCGACTTGATACGAAGTTTGCCGTCTGTGTATGTTAGATTAACAGGGGTGTTGTGCATAGACAACACACCCAACAAATCGTTGATGTTAGGCACAGGGATTTGGCCTTCTCCGTCTATTTCTTCTGCGTATTCCCTAAAGGTGGAAACAGAAGTAACACCATCCTTCACCAATGAGCAGGTGTATATCGTATCTTCCGGCACAGATGATATTTCTATCATACAACCATAGACTTGTTCCATACTCTTACCCGCAACGGTTTGTGGGCGTTGAGTCTTCTTGAGAAGACGGATTAAATTATTACGGTCTATTTTAATCTGCACCTTCCATCATCTCCTTGAGTCTTTGGGTTATGTCTGATGTGGTAAAGATAGTGCCGGACTTCATGTGAATATCATATCTCACAGAAGAACCAACACTTCGGCTGGTGATAGCCGCTACTTCGGCATAAGCAATCATGCTTAAGCCGCTATCAGTAGCACAAACGAAATAATCAGCCATATAATCACCACGCAAACGGATAGCCCTTCCACTCAACCTTGCCGTCATTAACAGATAGGATAGTGTGTGTTGAGCCAACATATTCCATGTTCTGACCCTTCATTTCCTCGACTGTTCCCTTGACGACCCATTGGCCTTCTGCAAGTTTCTTATCGCCCTTGACTCCGGCGGCAGGGTCGGCTTTCTTCATGTATCGAGTCAAGAAAATTTGCTGACTAAAATATCTCATTGTTCCTTTATCCCATTCCGGTCTTTCACCAACGGTCATTAGAACCTTCTTGCCTGTGCCGTCATCCATATACTCTTGAATCTTCTTTAGATGGAATGTAAAGAATGCTTTAGCGACAGGCAGACTGTGGATTCTGCTAATCGTATCTCGGAACAATTTGTTTCGGACTCGCCATTCGGCTTGATTGAATTTCTCCCCGTCTTCAACATTTACAGGATTCTTAGAGCGAGTCATCAACCAATCAGTCATAGCGTGTTCACACCACTTTAGATATGTTGAACCACCATCAAGGATTACTGCATCGTAGTCATCGGGGTTGGCCTTAATATCATCAGCGAGAATGTTGATGTAAAAATTCAATTTGTCGAGAAGTGCAGTATAATTTACTGTGTTATCCTCATTGAAGATTGAATCATCGGTTTCATCGTGCAAAGGAATACAGATTATATTTTCATTGTCGGGATAGATATGGTCTATTGTCGCCTTAGCGGAATTGTCTATATCAAAAATAACAACCTTCTTATTTGTATCACAGAAGGATAATGCTGAACCCGTCTTAACGGTGTTCTCCGCACCAACGAGAGCCATTCTCACAGGCACAGATTGAGAGCGCACATTAGCGAACCTTTGGCGGTAGTATTCCTCGCCATAGATAGGCTTCGCAGAAGCCGCTTCGGACTTAGCAGGTGCGGCGGTTGAGGCCGCTTGACCCCAACCGCTCACGCATCCCACCCCTCGTCTTCAACATCGGGTGATGCAACGATAGGTGCTATCTTGTCGAAAGCCCACCAACCGTTGACGCTCATACGGTCATCACCCTCGCGGGTTCGCCATACCTGTCCGGTCAATAGAACCTTAGTGCCGACCGCGAAATCAACCAAATGAGATTGTGAGGCCGGAACATACACATCAAGCGGTTCAGCCATAGACATAATATCGGGGTCTGAACAGACCATGATAAATCCGCCGTTATCTCGCGGGTCAATGTGGATTACTTCTGCGACTACACCACAGATTCTATCCCACCAACCATCTTTGCCGTAGTAATTATCGTAGTATTCTCCGAGATTACTCAAAGCAGGTAGGAAATCATCGGGCAAAAATTCCTGCATCAATTCCAATGGTGGTGAAGAAAACATAGAGGTTAAGTTTTCATCTTCTGTGAATTCCGATACTCTCGTTAGATAACCTGTTGCGCCATCTCTTGAGGGGCGCACACCAATTGTTCCTGTGGTAAAGGTTGGGAATTGCACATCGGCTGAATTGCCGCTACCCTTGATTACGATAGGCGACCATTCGCCATTAGAACCTTGAGGGCGACCAAAGAATAGTGAAGTGCGCTCTCGCTCATCGTGTGGTCGAGCCGCACCATACTTGAAATTCTTATCGCCGGATGGGAACGTAGGGTTGTTTGAATCCCACACAATGTAATAGTGTGTGCTTTCATCTAACTTCTGTGTGTTTCTCGGTAGGTCTGATACTTCGGACTCGGATGCGCCGAAGAAATCCTCACGCGCATATCGAGTAAAAGAGCCATCGTGGTTATCCTCAAAGATAACAACAGAACCGTTCTCAATCAAAGTATTCTTTACTTCATCAGTCGCATTAGTCAATTGACCCTGCATCTTATTGTATAGAATCTTACCCCACTCCTTAGCCTTTGGAACATGAACGAACATTCCCTCGTATAAGGTCGCACCGCTTCTTCGCAGTTTGGCTTGTTCATTGGCTATTTGGCGGGCGGCAACACGGAGAGCAAGCACCGATGCTTCCTCTCCTGTTTTACCTGCATTAAGCCAAGCCGCGCTTTGTGCTTCAAACACTTCTGCGGCCCTCTCTCTAAGTGTGTCGGGCGACACACCAACAGTCTTCGCTACTTTCTCTAACATATCTTCGGTCATAACAATACACCTTGTTTGGTTATCCTCTCCGCATTTTCTCCGGTATATAACTGTGATGTATCGCAACACATCACTACAAAGTTATGCTTCACAATGTCTTCATCAACACCGATAAGCAAATCTCGTTCCGACTGAACCGCCGCCTCAATGACTTTCATTTTGGCCGCAGGTTTAGCCTTGCTATCCACCGCATAAGAAAATATGGAGTTTATTGTTTGTCGTATTGGCCTGTCGCCAATATAGGTCATAGCCTTCTCGTAGTCGCCTTCGGACACAGAAGACTTGAGAAAAGAATTAGCGTCTATTTCTTGTGGCGCGAGCGACAATAAAAATCGCTCACCGTCTTTTTCGTCAAGACCTGCAAACGCTTGTAGTGCGTTTATCGAATTGCGTAAGTCGCCCTTGTGTGCTTTGGCGATTGTATAGTAGTCTTTCTCTCGTAACGCCAATCCCTCAAGAATCGCAATAGTGGCTAATCTATTGACTACTTCATCTTCGGGTATCGGCTCAAACCTAAGTGTCCTACATCGGGATTGTAGCCAACGAGATACCTTAGACAAATCATTACAGGTCAGAATAAAATAACCTTGAGCGTTTTCTATAACACCCTTTAGTGCCGACTGTGCGGCAGGAGTTAATTGGTCTGCTTCATCAAGCAAATAGATTTGGCGATAATTACCATTCCTACTCATAGGGAGTAATTCATTCTCCACGAAGTCAATACCTCGCTCATGCTTTGTTGAGGCATTGTATGAGAACAATTGCATTCCCAATTTCTCGGCTATGATTCTCGCCAATGTGGTTTTACCGACTCCCGCTTCGGGAGAATAGAACAAGTAGTGTTGCATTACATATTTCGGTTTAATCGAATTATAGTCGTCATCTAAAAGTGAATCAAATTCACTCAATAACTGATGTTGCCCCACCATATCTTCTAATTTGTTCGGCCTATATTTTTGCGACCATACTTCGGTCATTCCAAACCCCCCTCATAATTCTCCCCCGATTTTCTTTTCCATTAAGATAACTTCTAATGCAGAATAAATA